GCCGCTCGAACGAGTGCATCGTGTCCATCAAATGCGGATCTTTGCAGATCACAAACTCCCAGCCCGCCTCGATCCACTCGAAATACTGATAGATCGGGGCCTTGACCTCCGTGTCCGCGTCGAGGTAGAGGACTGTCTTCCACTCCGCAGGTGCCAGCTCGTACGCCCTCAGCTTCGCCCGCCGGCCCCCCACGTCGCTGTCCACCTCTTTCACGAACACGTCTTCGAGCCCCAATTTCTTGGCCCCGCACAGGCAGATCGGTATATCCGGCATATGCGTCTTGATGCTCGTCAGGAGTGCCTTGGCGCACTCGCGCGACGGCCCACCGAACGCCACCACGTAGATCCCGCGGGTGCTCCCTGTGCCTCGCTTCACGGGATCGACCGCTTTGATCACCGGCTGCCTGCGTGTCCGTGTCACTGGCTTCTCCTCCGTCTCCGTGATTCCCGCGTCCACCTGGCCCTGCCCCAGGAGCACCGGCACCATCGCGGCGTGGGCCGCGCACCACGCTTCCACCGTGTACGGCTCCGTGATCGCCCTCAGCGCCTCCCGGTCGTATTTCTCTGTCAGCGCCGCCTCCAGCGCCAGCACCAGCCCCTTAGCGTCTCCCCGCTCGTACCTGTGGAGGCCTCCTGTGGCCGGGAGTTCGTCTAAGATCCCCACATTTCGCGGAATCACCACAGAAACGCCGCAGGAGAGCGCCTCCAGCACCGGCATCGGGGCGCCCTCCACCCGAGATGGACACACCAGCACGTCCAAGCCCTGATAGAACGCCGGCATATCGGCCCAGTCGTAGCGTACCGTCTTGACCGGCCACCCCCGCCCCGAGGCGCGCCACTCCACCTTCTGCCCGATTTTGCTGGCCAGCATCGCCTCGACCAGGTCCTCACCCTTGCGGTGGTTCCGGTACGTGTAGCCGGAGAAGCCGACCACCGGCTTCCTCCTGGTCGTCTTGAGCGCCGTGCTGGTGACGATCTTGGCGCGGGGAAGCGTGAACTTGTCTCGCTCCACCGGCAGCGGTGGCTGCACCGTGGGCCCGTAGCGGCTCAGCGGCTTGGCATACAGCCGGCACATCGCCACCCGCAACTGGACTCGCTCGGCCACCGCATCGAACAGCTTCGCCTTCGCGTTGCCCGGTGGCGTTTCCTCTCGATGCGTGAACATCGCCGCGACCGGTACGCTCGGCCACGGCTTGCACTTCTGCGACTCAAAGTACCCGCTCAGATACACTACATCAGCGCGCGGATCGGGCGCTGCGGTCAACGTCCAGCCCAGGTGATCTCGCAGGTATCTCGCGAATCGCGGGATCACCCGGTCATCGTTCAGATTCCGGCACACGACGTTGACTCGCAGCGCCATCCGATTCGTTCCTTTCTGAATCCGTTGTTGTCCTGTAATCCGTGTCTATGCCAGTTCGATGTTGATGAACGCCGAGGGACGGATCAGCCCAAAGGCCGCCCGCATCTCCGCCAGGATCGCCACCATGTTCCTGATGAACCAGTCGTCGTGGCTATCTGTCGCCGTGATCGTCGCCTGCTCGCGGTCCCACAGCACCGCCTTGCGCCAGTTCGCCAGCCAGGCCGAACCCGCCGTCTGGTGGAACGACTGTACCACCGGCACGCCCCACAGCCGAGGCGGTCCCTGTGACAGCGGTCCGCCGTAGTAGTATCTGCCATCGCCGTCCTGCAAGAGTTCCACCGTCTCCCAGTCGGTCGGGCTGAAAGCCCACGCGGTTGGGATCTGCCGGCCCGTCACCAGCAACGTGGTCAGCGCCTGGCGGCTCGTGGTCAGGATGTCGGTGTTGAACGCCTGGACCAACGTCCCTGCCTGGTTCGCCAGGCCGGTAAAGTTCTCGCCGACCCCGTTTCCGTTGAACAGTTGGTCCTCCAGGCAGTCCACCAGGTCCTCGCGCAGCTCCTGGTCGATGATCCCCCGGATCTGCGACGCATCGGATAGGGCGCGCTTCGTCGCTCCCACATACACCGCGATGGTCTTGACGGTCTCCGACACGCGCTCGAACGCAATTGCCCCCTGCGGCTTCTCTCCCGAGATCTCGCCGGTCGCGCCGGTGACCTCCTTGACGTTCGCCTCAGCGGTCGGGGCCGCCTGCGTCACCTGCGCCGTCTGCCGCACGTACTCCACCACGTCGGTGGTCGTCTGCCGCACGCTGATCAAATCCCGCAGCACGGTCGGGTAGCGCCCGATCTGCTCATAGATCCCCGTATCCTCGGCAACCACGAACGCGCCCGCGCTGGTCGAATCCAGCCCGGTGATCAGGTCTTTGCGTCCCATCGCTTTGGCCCACAGGCCGAAGGAGCCGACCATCACCGCCGGCGACATTCCCAGCCGACCGGTGGAAAACTGCCCCGTCGGCGCGACCGACTTTTTCCACGCCTGCCAGGCCACATCGGCCAGGAATCGCTCTCCCAGCGTCCCCTTCGCCTGCTGCGGCGCCTGCGACTGCGGTTCGTTCTGCCGCATATCGCCCAGCAGCTTGCCCAGGCTGGCCTTCAACTCATCGTCCCGGCGATCCGTCTTGATCTCGTCCCGCACCTGCATCGCATCGCCCAGGAGTTTCATCGCCTGTCCGTGCTCGTCATCCGACAGGTTACGGTCCTCTGCCTCCGCTGCGTCCACCAGATCTTGCGCCTGTTTCAACAGGCCGAGCATTCGCTCCTGCTTATCCACCTCACACCTCCTCGAGTTTCACTTTCAATATGTCGATCTGAATCTGCACATCACGCGGATCACGTCCGCTCGGCTTACCGTCTCCGGCCTTGCCTTCGCCGTCCCCCGCGCCATCACCACCAGCGCCGCTGTCTCCAGCGCCGCCGCTGTCCTTACTATCTTTGGCTGCCTTGATGTCCGTCGTCCTCGTGTCGATCCCGGCCCCGCGCTGCACAGGTGCCACACCCCACACGTCCAGCTTCCGCAGGAATTGCACGTCCTCGCCGTCGAACTCACCGTGACCGCTGTCCTCGATGTCGAACGTGTATGACCACTCCTGCAATTCGCCGATCGCCTTGACCGTCCTATAGTGCTCCAGCCCGCCCTGGGTGTCCAGGAAGAAGCGGCCCTCGACGACCGCCTTGTCCTCATCCTCGTGGATGACGCCCTTTCCCACAGGCAACTGACCATAGTTGTGGTTCCACGCTTCGATCAATGTCTCCTGCCCGTCCTGAAACGCGCCGGGCACCGTCACGTCTCCATCGTAGTCGATCACGTTCAACGTCGCGAACTCAGCCCGAAACTCGCCCGTCTCGTCCGCGCCTTTCCTGAACTTGATCTGCCCCGTGTATACTTTCTGCGCCATCTTATCCGCTCCTTCCCAATCCGTTATTGTCCTAATCCGTTGTTGTCCTGAGATCCGTGTTCGATCCGCCTACCTCCCGAACTCTACTGAGCACTGGCAGTTGGCGTTGTTCTCCGCCCCGCCAGCCGGATCGCCCGGCCAGCGCATCCCGTTACTGAAGCGCTCGCGGATTCCTACCGTCTCCCCGTTCATCGCCAGGTGCTCATCCCGTGGATTGCTGCTGTTCACCCGCCACGTCTTCGTGGCCAGCCCCCCCGCCTGCGCTGCCTCGACCGCCCCGAAATTCGCCGCCGTCGTGATGCCCGATTCCGCCTGACGTCCCACCCAAACCGATATGGCCGTCAGGAAAAGCTCTTTGACCGCCTCGCGTGGCTCTGGGGCCCGGAGGGCCTCCGTCAGTTGGTCCCGCGTCTGGCCGTTGATGTAGGCCGCCTCGACCCGGCTGTGCTCCTGGAGCCACGGCAGCATCCGCTCCTCTGAAAGCTCGATTTCCAACCTGGTGGCGAACTCGCTCGCCCAGACCCCCGCCGTCAGCGCGTTCAGCCTGAGCAAATCCTCGTACAGCTCCCGGTCCCAGCGCTCCTCGTCCCACCAGACCCCGCCGATGTCGGCCTTGCCGTCCCCCACCGCCTGCGCCTCCGGGAAACGGCTCATGATCGCCGCTTCCTGCCGGCGATAATGCCGCGAAAGGACCTCGACCCACTTCCGTTCGTGCTGTGCCCGCAACTCCGGCTGGTGCGTGTCGAGCCCATACGCCTTCCGGTCCCCGGGCCCTAGCGCTTTTGGCGGCGCACTATCTCGCGGGCTCGCCTGGCTGCCGACCAAGACGTTCAGCGGCGTCACCAGCACGTCCGCGTCCCCGCTGAGCGCTGGTAGATTGAGCCTGGCCCGCGCCTCGTTCGCCGTCATCCACGGTCGGCCCACGGCGCTCTGGAGCGCGGTCACCTGGTCCTCGAACGCCCCCGCCAGTTTCTCGGCGATGTTGAACTCGCAGTACACGCCCTGCGTGTCCCCCAGGTCCGGGAGTAATTGCAGTTCGATGTCCTGCTCGATCATCGCCAGCCAGGGACCGAGGCTGTCCTGGTATAAGTTCTTGTGCTGCTCCTTGATGTTGGAGAACGTCGCGTGGTCGAGAATGCCAACCATCGGTGGGGGAATGTGGTACGCGCGCGCACACTCCTCCCGCGTCAATTTTCGCCCGGCCAGGTACTCGCTCTCCTGCGGGTTGAATGACCCTGGCTTCCAGGTCATCCCCTCCTCCAGGATCGCCGTCTTGCCGGAGTTGTCGCCGCCGGCGTACAGCGCCTCGAACTCCGTCTTAAACCGCGCCCTGGCCGGGTCGCTCCACTCCGGCGCTTCGCGTGGCCGCTCGATGACGCCACCCATCCGCGCTGCATTCTGCCAGAAATGCTCCCGGTAGTCCCCCGCTGCATGCTCCTCCGCCAATACCCGCCGCAGCGTCTCGAGCGGGCTCAAACCCGTGATGGGATTCCCCGGGTTGTACCCGCGGAAATGCACGATCTCGTCCAGCGATACCGGGATTAGCTTGCCCCCCACGGTGATCTTGTACCCGGTGGGGACGAGGCCTCCCTCGATCGTCACGTAAGGAGGAGGCACTCTCAACAGCCCCAACGGTGCCCCGTTCGCCCGGATCTTGAGCCAGTAGGCGTTGAAATAGACGCCCAAATCGCCCACCAGCGCCTCGATCAACCTATAGCGCGTGATCTTGTACTCTGCCGGCAGCGGCCTGGCCAGCACCGTCGCCAGCGGGTGATCCGTCAATCGCTCCCGGTCCGTGTCCGACACGCGCCGAAACACGTGCAGCCCGAGCTGCGCGATGTTCCGGGCGAGGAAATCGACGCACGTGCGGACATTCGGCTGAGCCCGGTAAATCGTGGCATAGTCGTAGTTGTACTTGTCGTACATCAGCAATGAGCCGTAACTCGTCAGCGGCCACCACCCCGACGGCATATCCACCAGCGACGTAGTGCTTTGCACGACTGGCATCAGCCCACCACCTGGATAAAGTTCACGTTCTCGCCCAGGATCACCAATTCGCCAACCATCGGCACAACCTCGCCCTTCCCCCGCAGCATCTCGGCGTTCCTCAACACTAAATACCCGCGCCGCTTCCGCCACAGCACTCCGCGAAACGACTCATCCCGCGCCCGCGTGTTGACGATGACCTGCCGCAGAACCGGATACGGGTTGAACAGTCTCACGGTGCATCCTCTTTCAGAATCAGCGGCTGAACGTTGTAGCCCAGCAAGGATTCCCGTTTCATCGCCTTCGATCGTTGCATTTCCTCTATCAACTCACCCCTGGATATATCAGACTCGCTGAACTCAGCAAATCTAATACCCTCCTCATCGGAACGATAATCCCAAACCTCCCCCAAGCTCTCGCTGCCATCCTCGTTGACAATGACCTCCAATGCCAGCCCGAGCGGATGCAGAAATTGCCGATTTAGCTCCTGGAGAAAGCCCAGCCTTCGGAATTCCTTAACTGTCATCCGTTTGATGGCCATCTTCATACTGCCTCCGGAGGATGTTTGACTGCCGCGCTACGGCCAGAGTACAATGCCTCAAATCTCGCTCGGAATCGTGCCACTTGCCGATCACTCCAGTTCAGCACCGAATCCGGCAATTCGATCGCGTGCTGCTCTTCCTTCAGATATGTTCTACCTGCTTGAATGCAGACCGCTGGCTGCGTCGAGCCGCTCAGGACCGCGAGCCACACGCGCCCGAACAGCAACGCCGCGAGCCGCTCCATGACCGACATCCGCCAACAAGACACGCACTGCTCGCCATCGGTCCACACCGGCAGCGGATCAATGCCCTTGACGTGGAGCTCGAGCGGAGATCGCCTATCACATCGCTCCAAAAGTCCCGCCGGTGCCCCCAACTGCTGGTTGGCATACTCGAACTGAATCGGTTTCATACTGCCTCCAATCCTCGCTCCTCGTACACGCTCCGCTTTGGCGGCTCGTGCCGCAGTGCCCGGTCCAGCGCCATCACCAGCGCCACCATGCCGTCGATCTTCTCGATCGACTTTGCCTTGTCGGGCTTGATGTTCCCCGCCGGGTCGGTCCGCACCACCAGGTTGTTGGCCATCCATGTGAGCACCGGGTTGTTGCCGTGCGCCAGCTTATGCTCCAAAATGAGCCGCTCCAGCTCGCGCATCGGCGGATTCATGCTCACATACCCCTGGCCGAATTGCACCAGCCAGTCCTCTCCCCCGCGCTCCATCAACTCGGTTTGGATCTTGGTCGCGCCCCAGCGGTCGAACGCCATCTCGTGGATGTCGTACGCCTGCGCATCCTGGTCGATCTGGTGCAGAATCCAGGCGTAGTCGATCACGTTCCCCGTCGTCGCGGTGATAAAGCCCTGGCGCACCCACACGTCATACGGCACGCGGTCGCGCCGGCTGCGCTCGACCATGGCCTCCTCCGGTATCCAGAATCGCGCCAGGACCTGGTAGTCGTCGCCATCGACCTGCGGCGGGAACACCAGCAGGAACGCCGAAATGTCGATGTTGCTCGACAGGTCCAGGCCGGCGTAACACGTTCGCCCGCGCAATCCGTCAGCATCCACTGCCTGGCCGCACGCCTGCCAGTGTTCCAGGCTGATCCACTTCGTCTCGGCCTGCGTCCACATACTCAGCTCCAACCGCAGAAATGCATTCAACGCCGACGGCATCTCTTTCGCGCGTGCCGCCTTGCGCCGCATGTCGTCCAGCTTCTTCGAGATGTTCAGATTTGGGTTCGCCTTGACCCAGGTCTCCTCATCCTCCCAGTCGTCGCCCTCATCCAGTGTGTAGATGATCCCGAACCACGAATCGTCCTCGATCACGCCGTCGAGCACCTTCTGCGTGTACTCGTGCTGCTGAAAGCATAGCGACTCCCGATCGTAGCCCGGCGTCGTGATCGCGAACATGAGCGGCTGCCGCCGGCTGCCCGTCGCCGTCTCGATCGCGTCCCACACAGCCCGCGTCTTGTGCGCGTGCACCTCGTCGACCAGCGCCCCATGGACGTTGAGGCCGTCGAGCGTATCCGCATCCGCTCCTAACGGCTCAAACTTGCTGGCGGTATCCACGATGTGGATGTTATCGCGGACGATGTTCACCTCGCGCCGGACTGCCGGCGAGGATTTGGCCATTCGCGTCGCCTCGCTGTGCGAGATCCGGGCTTGATCTTTCTTCGTCGCCACGGAGTAGATCTCCGCGCCCGGCTCACCATCGGCCAGCATCAGGTACAGCCCGGTCCCCGCTGCGATCGTCGTTTTGCCGTTTTTCCGGCCACATTCCAGGTACGAGGTACGGAAGCGCCGTGTCCCGTCCTCCCGCTTCCACCCAAACAGCGACGCGATCACGAACTGTTGCCACGGCTCCAGATGGAGCGGCCGGCCGGCCCATTCCCCTTTCGAGTGTTTGAGCAGCGAGAAGAAGGCCACCGCCTGGCGCGCCGTCTGCTCGTCGAAATAGAGCCCGCGCTCCGCGCCGATGCTCAGATCGCGGAGGTGCCGCTCGATCGCCAGCCGCACCCACTTGCACGCGACCTGGCGTTCGGTCAGCACCTGCTCGATATAGTGGTTGGCCGTGAAATCAATCGCCATCGTCCACCATCTGAAAGAGCATCTCGGCCAGGGTCGGCTCCTCGTCCGCCACGACCGTCTTCAACCGCGACCGCTCCGCTGGTGTCAGCCCGAACTCGCTGAGCATCTGCCGCATCTGGCCCCATGCCTTATTCGCGACGTGGAGCCAGGGATTCTGGTACAGATTCCCCGATTCCGCGGTGACCACCAGACTGACCATCTGCAACTCGCGTTCGGCCTCCATCCAGCGCGCAGTCACCACACAGAACATCGCCAGCGCGTACCGGTCCACCACGGTGAACAGGCCGGCGTCGCGCAGCAGCTTGCCCAGGTCACGCCAAACTTCTGCCGCAGAAGCTGAGAGGAACGCGGGCGGGGACGGCGTTCGCTCCGGCACGTGGAAGCGCGGCTCGGCCTTGTTGACCGGTCGCCTGCCGGGATTGCCCGCGAGCACTTTTATCGCGGTCGGTTTGGGCTTTCTCCCGCGCATCCCCCCCCCCTGCTCAATTTCGCGACCGGCTGCGTTGAGT